TGGTTACCCTGATTTCCTTGAGTTCCTTGGTTGCCTTGATTTCCTTGGGTACCTTGTGTTCCTTGATTACCTTGAGCACCTGTTCCATCATTACCTTGGTTACCCTGATTACCTTGGTTGCCTTGAGTACCTTGACGGCCTTGATTACCTTGGTTACCCTGGTTACCTTGGTTGCCTTGTCTTCCCTGATTTCCTTGATTTCCTTGTCTTCCTTGGTTTCCTTGGTTTCCTTGGTTACCATAACCTTCGTCTCCTTTTTTCCCTTGACGACCTTGATTTCCTTGGTTTCCTTGGTTTCCTTGACGACCTTGATTTCCTTGAGTACCATTTACTTCACAAGGTGGTCCTTGAGGTCCTTGAGTACCAAAACTCTGAGAACCAGAACTTGGTATAATATTTTGGTTTTGGTTTACCCAAAAAACTAATTCTTCTGTACCGCAGCATGTATAAGTGAAATTAGAGTTATCAGCCACAACTTAAAATAATTATTTTAATCCTTTTAGATTCTTTAGTCCTGAAGAGTGTAATTCTAGATTTACTGTTTTCGGGGTAATTTTAGCTACATCTATATTAACAGAACTAGTTACATTTAAGTCTGCATTATCTTGAAAAGATATTTGATTTCTATCTGACCATCCACCTCGTAATATAGGTAATTCACTTTTACCAATTAATATATTACCATGTTCATCTAAACCTATATCATCTGGTTCAGTTGCTGTTGGATTTCTTTTTAAGTCTTCTATCCAATTATATTTTTTAAGTTCATTAGATTCACTTATAAAATACAAATCGACTGAATCTATACCATCAATAGCTTCTATAATAGCAATTAAATCTGATTTTGGAATTCTATCAGTTCTTTTATTTTTTAAGAAATATTGAGCAATTCTCTCGACAATCTTTTCTCGTATAGTTTCAATATCATATCGTTCATATACAATAATTGATATATTTAAAACATATCTTGTTATAACTGGATCTAATACTTTGACCGCAGTAGTAACTATCATTTGTCCAGATTCTTGTAATACTCTATAAATAGAGTTTTTTTCACTTTCTGTCAAGACAAATTGTTCTTGAGGTATTGTAAAATAGTCCTCATTATTTCTTACTCTATTTAATATTTCTGGAATAGCAAAGATATAAATTACATTATCATCTTCTTCTACATTATCATCAAATGTTGAAAAGCAATCTACAACACTAAAATAATTCATCTTTTGTAAAAATATTGAATAATTTTCCGCATTTGCTAATACATATGATCTACTTGTTTTGGGAGCTATAAGTCTTGTTAGTTCAATAGGTTCATGGTCAGATCCAAAGACCAAAGGACTAACTAAACTTGTATTTAAAGCTGAATTTAGATCTATTTCCTTACCTGTTACATCATAACCTGTCTCATCCCACTTTAGTGATATATCAGTTAAATTTGTAAGTATATTACCGAAAGAACCATTTGTTACAAGATACTCAACACGTATTGTAGAACCCGTTGGGGGTAGTTTACCATTAACTTCTGTCCCAAAAAATATGTCAACACCACTAGTTATACCTGTTCTTATAATACATCCTGGTTTATTATTAGGTATATCGTATAATGATTCATATTTAGGAAATATTTCTCCATTTACATATACTTTTACATAATTATTATCTATTTCTTTTCTACCTCTGACATTAACTTCAAATGATTGTAATATTTGACCAGTACCCGTAAATGTTTGATTTTCCCAAATACCTTGAATAATTTTAACTTTAATGTTTTCACTATTGGTTATATTTACTCTTAAATCTTCTTGATTTAAATCCAGAATATAGCTTTGTCCATTATTTAAACAAAGTATTTTAGTATAATTAGGTATTATTATACTTTGACCATACATATCTACATTTTGACCAGAGTATTGTATATTAATATCACCTCTTGCTGCTATAGCACGTGTTGCAGAATGCCCATTCATTGCTGCAATCCCAATTATAGATTGCCTTCTTGAGGCTGTATTAATATTTAATTCAGTAATACTATCCTCGATATAATAAATTATCATCTGAGCTAAATTTAATAAAGTCCCTAGTAATTGACCCCAAGGAGAAGCAGGCGTAAATTGATCTTTACTTAAATTATAAACCGACTGAAACCAAGTTTGTGCGTCTTCATATAAACGTTGGAATGTAATTCTATTTAATTTGAAAAATTGCTTCATATATGACATAATTTTGAAGATATTGTATATATCTATTATTAAAAGTATTACCAGAAATATCTAAAACAAAAAAGGGGTCGAAACCGACCCCTTTGTTAAATTACAAAACCAAGTACTTTGTCTTGATTTATAAATATATCTATGATTATATTATCTCTGTATTCTCCCTTTGAAATATTAACGCTTGTACTAACATTAAATGTATTGTACTCTGGAATATATCTTGCAAGTTGATTATTAAGTTCAGAGTTAATCGCTCCTCTATCAAAAAACGTTTCAAAAATATATCTTTCCAAATCTACTCCGAATTCAGGTTCTCCTAAAATATCTCCCTTTCTTGTAAACATAATCATTCTAATTTTTTCGATTAATGCTTCAATATCATTAGTTACTTCTAACCTATCTGATTCAAAGAAAGGATCTGTAGACAATTTACAATATATTTCACTTATAGCCATATTATGCCGTTACTACATTTAATGTCATTCTTCGTTTACTGATGTCGATTTTTTCAATCTTTACTCTTAGTTCATCAGTAACTTTTAAAGGTGCAATTTTAAATTTTTTAAAATCTTTATCTGCCAAAGCACCTATGAGATTGTCTTCAATTTTTACTAATACTACATTAGGCTTTACTGAAACAATATGACCTAAATAAATAGGTTTTTTTCCTGTCTGTTCCATTTCAGCTTCGTAAGTTGCTAAAGATTCATACTTTTGATTCATAGAATTTTGATCTACAAATGTTAATATTATTCTATTATCATTCTTTATTTCTTTAATCCAAAATTCTATTTCATCCCCTGCTTTCCATGTACCGTTTTTGAAATTTTCGATTTGTTCTCTATCCATTTCACTTGTATGAATAAGTCCAGTCAAAATGGTGTTGAATTCAATAAATATTCCAAATTTTGAAGTACCAGTAACAGATCCTTTGTACTTTTCAGTTTTTGATAATTTCTCTATTTCTAAAGGAATCATGTTTTTGATATATTTCTTATTAGAAAATATAAACATATCCGAGTCTTGTAGAAAGTCTTCTACCATTACTGGAATTTGAGTATTCAAATATAAATCAAAATCTAAGATTCTATTAGCTGCTGCAAGAGATCCAGGTAAAAATCCATATAAACCATTTACGTTTACTAAAAATCCACCTTTGTTTCTTTCTAAAACTTGAGCCATATATATCTTTTCAGGTTTTTTAATTTCTGAATAGAGCTCTTGTTTTAAAGAATAGATATGAGCGCCCATTAATGTACCTTCAAGTTCATTACCATATTTAACAGTCATAACATGGGTAGGCAATTGAATGTCAGAGTTCGGTTTGTTGAGTGATTCTATAAAATGTTCTACTGAACAATTTATGAGTTTTAGGAATTCTTTTTCTTTACGTAATTGGACGGCTATCTCACAGTAATCTTCAGTAACAATTGTTATTCTATCTTTTCCAAAAGGTAATATTTCAGAAACTTTGTAAACTGCTCCAGTTTGAAGATCTTTAGTAATTATAGGATTTTCGAGAATTTTAGTTAAATAAGCTTCATCGCTCATAACTAGCAGATCATCATCAAAATTACCTAAAAGAAGATCTGAGACGATTTTGTTCGTCATATTGTTTTCCTTGCAAGTGAGAAATAATTAATTTTATAACTTCACTATATATCGCAATGAAAATTATTTTTTTAAAATTTTTAGAATTAATTTATTTTTTTGTCATAGATGTTTACATCTAACCAATTAATTCTTATAGTTCCAATAATAGAATAATGACTATATACTGAATCTATATTGTCTAATATTAAAATTGTAGATGTTAAAAATTCATGAATAGCTATATTTTCATTATTAAATTGAACACCTTCTGCTAATAATATTTCGGTATATTTACCTTTTATTTTTACATATACTGAAAACCTTTTCATCAACCACCAAATGAATTAAAAAATGAATCAAGTTTGTCCATTTTTCCTACTTTGGCTCTAGTATCTTGAAAATATTTAGTACCTTTAAGAAAAGTATCACGTTCAAGTTTACCTACAATAGTTTCATCGTAATTTTTTTGAAATTCTTTTAAAAGAGATTTAGGCATGAAATTATGATGTAAACACATTAGATTACAATTCCGTTCTATACTGTTTTTTAATTCCTCTACATCTATTTGTATTCCTAAAATAAATTTAATAGAATCCGCTAGAGATGTTTTAAAAAATTCAAAATCATTTAAAAGATAATAAATTGGTTTTTCATTAATTGTTAAATAATTTGTTATTATTTTATCTGCAATAGATGGAGTAACTCTCTTTTTTTTACCTGGCTTAATTTCCCATGTCCAAACTGAAGGTACATTATCTCCATCATCTCCAATAAGTATCTTTTTGAGTAAATAATACTCTAAATCGATGTCTTCTAATGCTTCAGCTTCTTGAATAATCCATTTTACAAGAACTCTAGAATTTAATAGAGAATCTGACGCATTAAATATATCAAACTTTATATTATCTTCTTTTAAATTAGTATCTGGATGTTTATATACTTTAGGATTTTTAAATGAGTTATTATAAACTATTGTAAAATTATTTTTTGAAGTATTTCTAACTAACTGTAAAAGATCTTTATCTTCACTAACTATCACACAATCAAATCCTGAGCTATTAAGCTTTTTTGACCATAAATACAATAAATCATCAGCTTCACCACCTTCAATTTTGGATACATTGATGTTATGCAGGTTCGTAATTTTTCCACAATAATCTTCTACAAAGTTAAAATATGCTTCCCAATTTACAGCATCATCATATTCTCTATGTGCTTTGTATAAATTATAATAGGACTTGCGCCATGTTTTGTTATCAAAACAAAGTATAAATCCTACTTTACCTTCAAACTTTTCTAATAAATGAAATATGGAATTGCTTAATATGTGAGAATATTCTATTATTTGTTCTTCTTTTTCAAATAATTTATCTGTCTTACGCATACCACTTTTATATGCAAAGAGATTTTTTATGAAGAAATTATTTGCATCAACAAGAACATATAACATTTAATGATTTCCAGAATTGTAATAGGTAGTAAATATATTATTATAAATAGTGTTTTGTAAATCTTTTGAGTTATTCTCTAACTCTTTCAAAATTGAAAGTTCAGACTCATCTATTAACTCGTGTAAATTAGAAAAATGAGTTTTGAAAATCGATCCATGTGGTGTAATACAACTATAATAATGTTCATCTTTTAAATTTGAACATAAAACCTTAGCAAATATTTGGTTAGTTTTATTTACATCTTTTTTGCATGACATTTTTACTGGAGTTCCCAGTACAAAACTTCGTATTTGACTCATATTACCATATTCCAAATTGAGAAAGTTGTGGAAGACCTTGATAAAACCAGTAAAATACCTCGCATTTAGCTTTTAGATATAATATCTGATTTTCTAATGTTTTTTTTATAAAATTATATGTTTCTGGATCAGACTTTTTTAAATTAGTAGATTCCTCTTTTTCTTCTATCATCGTTTTAATAAAAATTTCAACTTTTTCTTTATTAGTTTCATTTGTTTTATCAGTAATATACGATAAGTTTTTCAACATTGGTCTATCTGTTTCAAACAAATATACAAAAAAAGGAGCATATGGCAACTTATAAATCTCTTTATATGCATCAATAAAATTATCATTCATCAAGTGATTAAGTGCCGTCTCACATCTTTTATGTGATAGACCTATACTTTTAGGATAACCTTCTACCCATTTAAATGCAGAGGCAGAAGATACAAATATATCTCCATTAGGTACTTCTATTGTTATTGTTTTATTTGTGTTATTAAATAAAGCTTTACAATTTATAGATTGTAGTACAATTGGGGCTTCTTTTGTATGTGGCTCATTAACTTTACCCTCACTAAGTATAATATTTTGTTTAGACATTATTTTACTTAATTTTTATACCTGTTTGTACTGCACTTCTTGGTGAAGTTGTTTCGATTTTTTGTTGCTGAGTAAGTTGAGTTCTTTTATTTTCATATTCAACTTTTAAATCAAATGCACTTTCTTTAAATGCTTGCCAAATTGTAAGTTCTGCTAATTCAGGATTTGCTTTGTCTAAATCGAATCCTACAATGTCTTCTGCATATGCTACAAATAACATAGCTGATGCAACATTAAATAATAATAAAATTAAGCCTAAAGTACCTGGTACATATCCTGATGTTATCCATAATGAGTCTTTTACTCCTAAAAGTTCACTCAGACCATCTTCAGTGTTTTGAGCATCTAGTAATAACTTATGTGCGGTGAATCCTGCTACTTTTCCAACTGTTGGAAACAGATAGTCAGCATTATTAGCCAATTGCTGTTTCACTAATTCGGTTGCACAATATGTAAGATTTTTTTCTATTTCTTTATCATCAACTAAAACTTTTTCAAGTTCTAAAAACCAATTAAAAGGCTTTTTACTTTGTAATTGATAGTACATAGATTCAAATAATGGATGGTAACTTTGGAATCTTGAACTATTAAAAGCATCATTAATAGGTAGGATAGTTTGTGATTCTATGATTAAAAAGAAATCATCTCCGTGTGTTTCAATCAAAGATGGTATAGATTCCCAAACTGCATTCGTTAATTCAGTAATAAAATTGTCAGAAACTTCTTCATTAAAAGCAAACATAGTCTTAACTGGTTTAGGAATTGGAGTTGCATCTAACTTCTTTCTTGTTTCTGTTTTTGCATCTTGCCATATTTCTGTAACAGATTTTTGTATATCTTCATTTGCATTCTGTAAAACAAAATAACTACTAACATCAAAAGCTAATTTTAAAACAGTCGAAGCTTCTTTGACAAATGCATTTACATTTTTAGTTCTTATATCTAATGCAGGATTTTCTAAGAAGTATAAACGATTTCCAAATACTTTTTGTATTGTTAAAGGTGAATTTACCCAAGCTTCTTTTACAATTTGTTCTGTAAGTAATGTTACTAATGTAACAAAAGTCTGTACATCATCAGAAATCTTCTCCATATATGTCTTGATATTTTCTTTCCCAACTTTCTTCTCTGTTTGAGCCAAAATATCTAAATATGTATTATCAACTGAATTACGTTCATCCTCAAGTTTTTCTGCATCAGTCATTTGATGTTTTTCAATGTTTCTAAATGTATCTTGAAGATCACCTGTTTGTTCCCACTGGTGTGCATCTTTATACACTTTATCTTTTACAATTTCAGATTGTTTTTTTGTGTTTTCTTTAAAAATGTCTGGATTAGTTAAGGGAGTGGTTTTAATCCAATCTGCATTTGACTTTGGTTGTGTTGATTTAACAACTGGTCCAATAACTGAAGAGGAAAATCTGTTAAATGCACCTATAACCGCAGGATTATCAGATATCATTCTTTCTTCTTGCTCATTCAGTGCATTCCAATGTACTATATCTACATTTGATTCTTTTAAAAAAACCAATCCTGTTTTAATTTCAGGTTTGAAAGATGTATGATTACATATGGCTTCAACAATAGCTTGAGTATTACGCATAGTTTTAGAGATTTTTTACTTTAGTAGGTATATATCAAATTATAATAAGCCATGTATGACTTTAAAGAAAATTTCTTCTATTTCTGGTGCAAGACCTTTACGTTTCCTTATAATTGGATTTCCATTATATATTCTATAATCATCACCAGTTGTTGAAATAAATCTATGTATTTCACTATTTTTAATTATTATATCTAAACATTCTGCTAATTCTTCGTTTACATTCATTCCTTTTATAAAAGGTAATTCCTCTTGAAATGAAAGCATAGTAAATAAAGTATCAATAGGTCTAGATTCCCAATCTGGATGTACAAACCATAAATCATATCCTTCTTCGGCTAAACGGTTCAACATATCTACTCTTATGTATTTTACTGCTAAATGAACAGCCTGACTTTTAATATCCTTATGACCATAATCTAGTAAAGCATGAAAGACAGCTAACGCATCTAATTTTATGGCTAAATCTAAAGCATGTATTCCTTTTAAACAAAACTCTTTTATTATTTGTTCTTCTAATACTGTAATGGCTGATAATCTACCTATATTGTTCTTTGAACCTAGAGATTTATATTGGGTCAATTCTATAAAGTTTTGTGATATGTAAGACATCGGTTCACATAAACCTGTTATCCTATGTTCAGGACCTATCTCAAATCTTTTCAATACATCTATAACAGCATTTGATTCATCTATTACAATATATTTGAATAGTAATAAATCAGACACAGATTTGACTTCTTGATTCAATAATTTAATTGATACCATTATGATTTCATATGCATATGTATTTCAAAAAAACAACCAGTTAAAGCTACTATCGGATCAATACATGCGTGTTTATCTGCTTGCCATTTACCCACTAAAACAAGTACCATTGGTATTTTGTTTATCATATCAGGTTTGTTTTCTGAAATCCATAGAGGAAAGTCAGAATGCAAGCTCATAAGAACTTCATCTACTTTATTTGAACAATTTTTAACAATATATTTATAATTTTGTATAGGATTTGTATCTTTAATAGTTAGCAACTCAAATAAATCATTAAAAGAATAATTTAAATCTTTTATTTCATTTAGAGTGATTTTGTTTTTTCCTGATGTTTGCCAGTTTTGAATTTTATTTATCATTGCTCTCATATCAGGGAAATTTCTTTTAATAAATTCCTTTAATGCATCATTTTCAAATTCTATGTTTAAACTTTTTAAAAGAAATGCTATTCTTTTGGCTTGATCTTTCATCAATCCTAGTTCTTCTTCTTTTGTTGCAGGGTTAAAATCTAAAATAAAAAAACGTGAACGTACTGGATCTGGGATTTTGTTAATATAATTTGCAGTACCTATAAATCGTACCTTTGATACATAACGCACATCTTCCATAACTCCTCTTAGAGCTTTATAGAATTGATCTGAAGCACCATCTATTTCATCTAGTATAACAATCTTAATTGAATCCTCACCATCTAATACAGATATTCTTTCGCAGTACCCTTTTATTTTTTCACGGATAACATCTACTGATGATTCATCAGATACATTTATATACATATTTGGAAATTTACTTGCTATTGCCTTTGCTGTAGAAGTTTTACCCATTCCTTGCGAACCTACTAATAAAAGATGTTGTTGTATAACTCCTTGGCCTATAGCACTTTTTATTCTTGGTGCAAGAATTATATCTTCTATTTTTTTGGGTCTAAACTTTTCTGTAAATAATTGTTCAAGTATTTTTGACATTTTATAATCCTCTAATATTGTGATAATGTAGATGGTTTTCGTGATTGTAATATTTTTCTATACATTTTTAATTCTTCTTCAATCTCTATTGGTGTTATATTACATAATAAATCAAAATCTTTGAAACTACATTTATTATATTCACAAAATATTTTTTTTAGCTCTATATCTACTTCCATTACATCTTTCTCTTTTTGAGATGCAACTTGTCCTTTTGTAAATATCCAAGATGGGATGGTACTATATAATCTCGAAGCCGTTCTATTCCAATAATCTAAAACATGCTCTTTGGGTATATGTTTCTTATTAAACATTGAAGCTTGTTTAGGGAGACCAATTGACATAAATCTATTTATCATAAAGAAATTTCGATCTTTATCATATCTGGAAACTTTTTTCCACTCTGTTTTTGAAAAGATCGAATTGACAACATCAAAAAGTTCCATATTTCACCTCAAATAAAAAAGGATATCTACACTCTTTATAGATATCCTTTACAATAAAGTTTATTATTTATCCGAAAGTAACTTCACATGCACCACCAGCACATGCAAGTTCTCCTAAGAGATTTGTATTATCTTCTAATTCTAATACTTTTGTTAAATCAATTGATTTTAGATTTTTCATCATTGAATCATAAGTTTCTTCATCACATTCCTCAAAAGGAGCTTGTTTATAATTAGCATCTGAATAAGGTAGAACCGCAATACCTGAATATACCTCTCTATTTTCCCACATCCATTTTCCTACTTTATTCCATTCGTTATTACGAACTGAAATAGTACAAGATACATTATGCTGATTTGGACCATATCTATGACCTGGTGAAACCCAATGTTCATTAAAAAATTTTACTCTTTCTAATGTGTCAATAGCAGTTTCATTTTCTCTTGTTACGGACTCTGAAGGAGACTTTTGAGGAAGTGCTACTACAATGTTCAATGGATTGAATTCCTCTTCTTCTACTAACTCTGGATGGTTTTCCATAAGATATCTAGCTATAGGTTCTTGCTTATTATAACGAACTCTTCTAATATAATGTTGAGCATGTCTTGCATGAATACCTGATGCTGTACCCATAACGCAAGATGCTGTACCTTCTGGCTTTATACAAGTAATTCTAGCAGCTTCATTAATACCTAGTATCTGTGCATATGTACTATTCACTTCAGCTGTAAATAAAGAAGCCTTTTCCCAATCAAACTTAGTATAGTCTATATCGCATATACCTGTTAATGAAACTCCAAGTAATCTTTCATCTTGCTGGTTTTCTTGCCAATTTTCTGAAATATACTCAAAACTATCATATGTTGCTTGGAGAGTACCAATCAATGTAGCAGCCCATACTCTTTGTTCTAAATCAGATTGATCTCTTAATGTACTTACATTTATAGAAGAAAGATTACAAGTTTGAGCTGATTTAAGTGATATTTCTCCACATGGATTTGTTCCATAATCAGGATCATTTGTCCAAAAAACACCAGGTTCTCCTGAACCTGAAGCTTCACAAGCTTTCCAAACTTTCATAAAATCTTCTTGCGTTGTTGCTTCTACAATATCTTCATAATATTTACCTTCAACTGAATGTGCTGATAAATATTCACTTACAAAGTTTGTGAATGTATTTACTAATGATTCTTGTGAATAATCATTTATACCAAATTCTTTTTTAAGTTTTGCGATTATTTTTTCTTCTGTTGTTTCTTTATCTAAAAATATTTTACGGATAAAGACCGCAGAGTTATTTGCTCTTGCTCTTTGCGGATGAAACCAATACCATGCTAATACACCCTCTTTTTCAAATTTATCAAATTCTTGTTTTGATAAATATACTTGAACAATTTTACCTTGGTGTGCTGCATCCCCAACAAATTGTTTTGTTTGTTTATTATAAATAAAATCAGATTCAATTTGTGCTGATACATATCCTTTACAGTTAAGCATCTCATCATCAAATGAATCGAATAATGCTATAGTAGCTGATCTACGAATTCCACCAGCTAAAATACAATCTGCTATATGGCAAACAATATCATGTACTTCTATAGGTTTTAACTTCTCTCCAACATTCTTGCATGTAAATATAGATTGAATTTCGTCTAAACATTTTCTTAACGGTTCAGGACCAGGTGCTTTTCCACCTGATGTCTTTAAAGAAGTTCCTTTAGCTCTGATTTGAGAATAATCAAATATTGGTAATTGTGTACCATAAAAATAAGATTTAATAAGAGCCTTTAAAGAATTAGCCCATCCCTCAATCGTATCTTCAATAACATACTTCTTACTTCTTTTAGGAGTTTTAATTTCAGGTAACTTATTAATATGTCTATATTGGACAGAATAACCAACTCCTGTTCCTGCCATCAACAAAACCATAATTTCTGAAAATATGGCTGGTCGTTCTATAGCAATAAATGAGCAGTTAAAAATTCTTATATTCATTTTTTCAATAGCTTCTCCTCCGAATTGCATTGAACGCATGGAAGGTACAACTTCTTTACGTCTTACATAATCAAATGCTCTATTGATATCATCTTTTAGTTCAGGAAATTTTCTCACATGCATATCTTCAACTCGATATACATTTTCTTCCCATGTTTCTCTTCTTCCTAGTTTCTCATTAAAACGTGCATATTTAGAAAATGCTGTTAATTCTGATAAAATCTCAATTGAGAGATCACGACTTTTTGCCATAATAAATACTGTTTAATTTTATAATAAATGGAGATTAAATACTAGTTTTATAGTCTAAACTCAATACTTGTGAATATTTGTTATAGCTATATAGATAATTTTTGTTTACTAAAAAACTAATAAATGTTATTTTTTTGATTAATTTTTTTTAATCATTTTTTTGCTTTTATAAGTAGCTTTATTTCAATGCTTTAAACACAATAGGATTAAAAACTAAATTATGTTTTTTCTTCATCTCTTCTAGTTCTTGATGAGCAGTCTTATTATTTGGCAATAACCATTCATGAGATTGTATAGGCCTTTCATGTTTTATAATCATTGCATCAATAATTCCAAATGTATGTTCTTTTAGAAGAGAAGACCATAAAAAGTCAAGTCCCCAACTAGAAAAATTCAAATCAAAGGTCCAAAGTAATTCTTTTAAAAAGGAACTTTTGAATAGTGGACACATTACTTCTACAAAATTCGTGATTCTTAAGGTTAATTCTGGATTATGTTGAGTTATAGTCCAGGAAATATAGGAATCCGAGCTTAGTGATGGCTGACATAAATCTAAATCATATTGCTCAGCTATTGTAAAAAGTGTATGTAGATCTAAACAATTGAAAGATAAGTCCCAATCTGGAAGCCAGACATAGTCATAATCGTCTAATATAGTAGTTGTATTTAATAATCTCTTTATATTATGATATTTATATCCACCCTCAGATTCAAAAACAAATTTTGCATTACTATTTACTAATGGACTCTGTTTTGGGGAAGAAGTATAATCTATTATAAATAAATCAAAATCGTAACCTGAACATGTGTAATTATTTAAACCTTCACCCTTAGATGTAGTTGTAAGTATAACACAGTTTTTTTTCATTTTTTTGTTTCTAGAATCTTTTTTAATACATCTATTTCTTTTTCAATTTCATAGGACTCTAATTTAGCTTTTTTTCTTTTATCGTAGAAATAATCAAGTACCTTCCTTAATACACTTTCATTCGTATCAAATATAGCTCCATTTGCACAAACTATTTTTTCTTCTATATTTTCTATTTTTTTCTTTTGTACTTTAAATATACTTTGATCTTCTTCTTCTCCAAGTTTTCCCAAGTATGATTCTGGAGAAATATTGAATTGTCGCATAACTGATGGATACAAACTTGCAAAATCAAAAGCACAAACATATTCATAAATACCTACTTTAGGTTTATGTACGTGTGCTCCTTTATATTTAGAATCCTTTGTATTTTTAATTTCATTTGGGATCATAACGAGGTTTTTTTCTAATAGCCCTCTACAAAGAACATTTTCAGTCATATGAACTGGTGAAAATGCTTTTTGATATTCTGATTTTGTTAGAGTTCCTAGTTTAAAGAATATGTCTGCAACTGATGTTTTTTTGTCTAATAAGTTAACAAGATGAGTATCAACAGCATTGTAGAATACAAATAATAAATAATCATTTAAATATAAATCTTTAAGGCTTCCTGGATACTTTACTTTTGTTAAACCTAGCCTATACTTTGCAGTCCAATCTAAAGTTAAGTTTTCTTTAAGTGATTTATCCCACTTTTCATAAATCTCCTTATAATCAACAATAACTTTATGCATTGGTGTTTCATGTAAACCTATTAGTTTATTTGTAGGAGATGACTTTTCTACTGGAATATTAAATTTTCTTGCTCTATTTATTAAATATTTCCAATCAAAATCTAAGAAATACCAGCCTGTTAAGAAAGGAATTCTTGGTAAAAATTTAATAAAAAATGTATATAACATATCATATTCTGAATTGAAATAGATATATTTAAACTTTATATTTGGTGTATAATCTTTAAAATATTCTTGAAGCTTTAATTCTGTTTTTTTGATATCATTTAAAGATACTTCTTTAATTCCTAAAACTGTTATTATATTATCTTGATCGGATAATGCTATAGTAACGACAGGAGTTTTAGCTTCAGCAGGGTCAGGAAACTCATCTTGAATTTCAACTTCTATATCGCAAAAGAATTTTTTGGGTTGATTAAATGTATAAATCTTTGATTTTTCTTCTTCCGTAAGACTTTCCATCCATTCTATTAAACGAAATCTATTCAGTCTTTTATAACTGGGAGCTGTATTTTTTTGAACTGCTCTATCATCCCAACTTTTAAAATGTTCTTCTTTTTTTCGACTTGAATAATATTCCCAAACGAATATATCATTTCGATGTAATTGAAATTCATATAATTCAACCATACCCTTTTCATTAAAATTGCTAATTGTAACTTTATTTGCCTTTTGTTCTATATTTATCATAAATGTAATACTTAATAATTATAATATGCAAAGATAATAAAAATTTAGATAAAAACAAAAAAACCCACAATTATGTGGGCTTTTCTTTATGCTGTTTCTTTTTCTTTTATGTCATGTTCAATGTTTTCTACAATTTCATTTTTTTCTGTTTTGGCTAATTCTTTCATTAAAAAGTCATTTGGATCTTCTTCATTCTCTCTTATCTGAACTTGCAAGGTAACAAGATACTTTATAGATTCCCAAATAAGACTTGATTCTTCAAAAGAATAAGATCCTTTTGATTGTCCAAGTAAACAACCGTTAATTAAATTCTGAACAGCACTCAATGGCTCAGTTATTTCATGCCATACTTTATGTTCTACATTACCCATCATTTAACTCCATATAGTTTTAATAATTAAAATTAAAAGGTTTATTTACTAATATATCATTTTTTTACTAAAAGTTCAATTATTTTTCCTGATCTTCTTTCTATTGCAGATTTTAAAGGTATAGTTGATTTGATGTCTCGAATTGATGTGTCTGCTCCTTTACTTATTAAGTAATCTGTTATATTTGTATGACCAAATTTAATTGCCGTATGCAAAGGAGTTCTCAATACGTAATCTAATTCATTTATATCTACTACATTGTAGTTTAATAATAGTTGTACCATTTCTATGTAGCCTACATAACAAGCATGATGAAGCAAAGTATCACCTGCAAATTTTGAAATAAACTCTATTTCGTCTTTTTTATCAAGAAGAAATTTTAAAGTATTTACATCGTTGGATTCAATAAGACCTTTTAACAGTATATATTTCTTTGATTCATTCCCTTTAAAATATCTAGAAAAAAAATCATATTTTATAAGTGATTTCATTATTTATTCTAATCTTTTTTTTCTTTGCAGATTATACTGTACAATTTCTTTCTGATCTCTTGTTAAATATTTTTCTAGTCTATTTATTGAATCTGAACTTCTTGTAAATATTTGATCCAAATAAAATCTATTACTTATATTGACATTAAATATATGATAATTCACTTCTATATTATTCTCTAAAAAATAGTTATCTAGCCAAAGCATTTGTAGTGGACTAAAATACTCTTTATTTGAATATTCATCAAACAGATGATTTAAATTTGATTCTTGAGTTTTGTTAATTAGATTTGAAAGTAATTCTAATACTTCTTGAATTTTTTTATCTTTTTTCAAGCTAACCATTTCTTTATTTACAATCTTTATAATGACTCTTTCATCTGTTATTCTATTTCCATAATTATCAAAAAACTGAATAGATTTAGTATCTTCTGCACTAAATCTTTTTATACATTCACTACCAATCCAAAGTTCATTATCTTTTATAGAGTTTTTAATTTGAAAATGATAATATAAATTTGTTTGACCGCATAACTCACATACAGCATCTTCAGTTACTACACAATTGTTTGTGTATTTCCACTCTGATAAAGCCTTCTCTATATTTTCTTGTTCTACACTACTAGCAAAAATATTTCTTTTAACCTTAGCTACCCAGTGTAATTTATACTTATAAATTAAGAAATTTTCTAATCCAGAATTGTAATTTTCAAAAAGCTTAATATACTTCATTATGATTTTACTATATTTTTGGCTCTTAACATAAGATCATCAAATACATCTAAACTAGTTTCTATACTAAAAACATAATTTTTTATTTTTTCTCCAACCGATTTAAAGAAGTCAAATATATTTGATACAAATGACTCATTAATGTTATTTGATTCTTTTACTGGAGTTGTTATTTCACTTCTAAAATACGCTTCTTTATGTCGCTTAGCTCCCTCAGGTTTTTTGTAGTATACTCCAAACTCTGTGTATTTAATTACCTCACTTATAGCATTCATACTTTTTGCTAAATCTTTACATGCGTCGGCATGTGCTTTATTAAGACTTACAAAGATGTCATATAATTCAATCTTATCTTTATCTGTCAATTCATACATTTTTTCTTCAATTCTAAGCACTAAAGTTAATTCTTCTAATTCTACTTCATTGTTTTTGATATCTATACCTAATTTATCCATTTTTTGAATAGCATTTTCGAATTCATAAAGCATATTTTTAAAATTCATATCTAGTCTTTCTTTTGCCTCTAAGATAATGTTTTCGTTTTCTTTTTTGGTTTTCCAATACATTTCTAAGGCATGTTTAAGGTTCAATTCAATGTTTTTAACAAATAAATCTTTATGTGTATTTTTTAATTGTTTCAATTTATCTGTATTCAGTAATACTTCTTCTTTGTTTTGTTTATATGTATCATTTTCAAGATCTATGTATGAATCTTCTTTGATTGTATAAATTTCAGGTAGAAATGGTTTTATATGTTTTCTCATTCTGCTTTTTTTTGTTTATGAAGTATATATCACTATATAGATAAAATTAACCTATTTTTATGGCTTGGAGTACAGAAAGTGTACATGATTTATTCGATAGAATAACACATGGAGAAGCTATCCCTAGACAAAACCCATTTGCAGATGGGGATACAGATTGGAGAGCTGCTAAAATTGCTTTTGAGTATACTCAAGAAGAATTAGAAGAGATTATTAAATGTCAAAGAGATATTATTTACTTTGCTAATAATTATTGTTTTGCAAAAACAGATAATGGCGTTCAAAGAATAAAACTAAGGGATTATCAAGAAAAGGTTATTAAGTCTTATGCTGATAATGATCGTGTGGTATTATTAGCATCTAGACAGATTGGAAAAACAATTACTACTTGTATATTTTTGGCATGGTACGTATGTTTTCATATGGATAAAAATGTGTTAGTTATTGCTAACAGAAGAGCTACATCCGAAGAAATTTTAGATAAAACGAAAACTATAATTCGTCATTTACCATTTTTTATGAAACCTGGGTCTATTGTTAATAATATGGGAAAAATGGCATTTGATAATGGATGTAGAATATTTGCTGAAGCGTGTACTGAATCACCAGCTATTGGTTTTACATTCGATGTTATTTTTGCCGATGAGTTTGCATACATACCTGAAAAAATTGCTAGGTCTTTTTATAAATCAATTTTACCTACATTATCTGCTGTGAAAGATTCTAAGATGTTGATAACATCTACTGCAAATGGTTTAAATCTTTTTTATGAAATATATGATTCTGCTCTCAAAAGAAAAAGTGACTTCAAAGATTTAAGGGTTGATTGGTGGCAAGTTCCTGGTAGGGATGAAGCATGGAAACAAAAATGGATAAATGATTTGGGAAGCGAAGAAGCATTTAATCAAGAATTTGGAAATCAATTTATTGCTAGCTCTTCTTTTTTACTAGATACACAATCTATTTCTTTTTCAAAGCGATGTGAGCAATCCTATGAATTTAGAGAAATTGATTCACTTCATGATCAAGATATACAATATAAAGATTTAGTATGGAGTAAAAATTTTGAATTTGATTATAAAAATAGTAATGGAAAATTTAGATTAGGAAAACGTTATTTTGTTATTTCAATTGATTTAGCTGAAGGTGCAAATAGAGATTACACTATATTAAATATATTTCAATTAGTACCTTTAAGTATGGGTGCTATAAGAAGACATAAATTATATTCAGGTGAAGTTGATTTTTTTGGTTTAAAACAAATTGGAGTTTTTAGATCGAATACTGCGTCAATAGCTGATTTTGTAAAAATTGTAAATGCTGTAGTTTATGATATACTCGGAGAAGAAAGAGTTAAAATAGTTCTTGAAATGAATTACAATGGTAATTATTTTGTAGAACTTATGTCTCAACATGAAGAATTCTTTTCTGAGCTTTTTGTTACTACAAAACATAAATCAGATGATAAGGTATTTAAACCTGGTATCAAATTAAATAATCAATTAAAAAGAATATACTGTGAAGATTTTAGACCTACTTTTAAATCAAGACGAATTATTCTTACACATGATTTAACAATATCTGAATTTACAACTTTTGGAGTCAATGAAGCAGGGACATATTCAAATGAAAGGGGACATGATGATTTAGCTATGAGTACAGTCAATCTTATGGCTTTCTTTAAATCTAATGTATTTCCAGACTGTATTAGTGAAATTTGGAATGAAGGGGTTCAAGATAGATATAAAAAAGAAATAAATAAAAAATTAGAAAACATGGCACCTGATAATACATATGGTATTAAAAATATGGCAGACATTTATAGAATGATGTCATAAATATCAAGAGTTTTTAAACTCAAATGCTACAACGGATGTTAATTCTACTTCATCTGAAAAATATGTATCTTCTTCTAATCTTAAGAATTGAAATATTCCTTCTTTGATTAAGTTATCT